TTATGCCTGTTGCTCCTGATATAGAGCCAGTTACACTTTCATTTGCTTGGTATGTAGAAGTAGAGCCTGTTGTTATTGTAACCTGTTGGAAATCTGGTACAGTTGGAAAAGTAAAAGTGTTAGTTACTGTAAATGTGTCTTCTGGTTGCGCGTTAGTTGGATTAGTTGTAGTAGTAATCTTCTCTATCATCGCATTAGTGCCAAACTGATTGAAATCAGTAATGACTGTTCTAATAAATCCGGCAGACGATTTTGGTCCATAAAATCTTACCCTTGTTTCGAAATCTAGTGTGTAAATGATTGCTCTTCTCGATAAAAAATCTCCTTCATAGTCATCGTTCAGAGCTATTGAAGTTAAAGTTATCGGTGTATCAGCTTTAAATACACCATTAGCTTCTTTCACCGTGACAGTGTATTCCGGTTGAAAGAAAGGCAATATCTGCTCAAGTATTTGCAGAGCGTCATCTTGTTGCTTTGTTATGATATTAAGTTGAAAACCAATACGGTAGGGGACTGGACCGAGATACTTATCTCTCTTATTTGTTACCGTAGAGTTAACGACCTGATTTGTATTTTTAGATAATTTTGTATTTGTATCATACTGCAAGTTTGTAATTTCAAACGACATACGCGGAAGTTTTATAGCAATGTTAGGACTATTGAGATCTGGCCTTGACTCTATTCTTGCTAAAAACTTTTGCCTTGGCCCATAAGCCAATGGAACTCTTGCAGAAGATAAAACTTTATTGTTGCTGTCTCTTTTGACAACACTAATATTATTAAATATAGTTCCAAACACTGCAACCATATTTCTTATTGAGTTATGATAGAAAGGATCACCGAACATTAGAAAGTCTCACTTGGATCGCCGAAAGGATTAGTTTCGGTAAAGTCTATTATTGAGTCGCCTTCAACTTCAAACTCTCTGTTATCAGCAACTGCGTCTTCTGGATTCAGTATACCTGTCTGAGTTGTAGCCAATCCGTATGCTGTGTTGATTGTCCACTGTATACCACTTTCATCTGCAGATTCTAAATTACCCCCTGCAGTAAATTCTCTTACTGTTGCGTCAGTGCTTCCAACTTGAACAATATGAACAGTTGATGATGTAGCGCCTCTTTCCCATCTTGCAATTTCACCAGTAACTCTTATAGGATCGCCGTTTGAATCAGTTCCAAACTGTTTATAAACTTTTTCTCCTATGACACCATTTCTAGTTCCGAATGAAACATCTAATGCAATTGATGGTGCAAAGCTTGCTTCAAAATCATCAATCTCTTTAATGCCGGTATCGATCTTCTCATTACTATACTCAAACTTCTCACATTCGAGTTTAAATACAGGCAGATTACTTAATTGATAGAATGGTTGTTCGTGTTCTACAAACTTAATTTCAAACATAGATCTTGAAAGAGGTAAGAATATTAAGTCACCTTCAACTGGACGCACAGTATTAATGTTATTATTAAAGATTCCAATAAGTTGTTCCCATCTACGTCTTGATAAAATAAACGTAGCCTGATCTCTTACCTCAAGACCAAACTTACCCAGCAGGTCTCCTTCACCAGCAAAACCATCTGTGTTTTCAATATACATCTCTATGTCATATGCATCAGTAAATCGCGCATAATCTTCATTCAATAATTCATCTACTGTAACAGATTCGCGAGGAATATACTTACAGTCTTGTCCATAGAATTTAAGTGATTCAATTACGAGATCTTCGTAAAGAAATTGTTCTTGTTTATTTTTAGGAGAGAAGTATACGTTAGTTGGCATGATTTACCCCATGAAAAAGTTCGGTGGCATTTCATACTTGAGTTGCATTTCTTCTTCTATTTCCTTTATTTCAGTACTGGCTTCTTCCATAATCTGCCTTCCACTAATTGTTACACCGCCAGGTAATTGCATTCCTTCAAACTTAGATAGGTTGTTTCCCCACTGTTTTTTGATAAGTGCAGTAAGGTATCTTTTTAAGAACATGTCATTAAACACATCACTAAAATCTGCAGGATCTACAATACGAAAACATTCAACTACGATATAGTTATCTTTCTTTGTATCGTTTTCCCAATCAATATCAATAAACAATCTATTCATATGCCTATTGAATCTTATAGTTTCAGCGCCATTTAAAACTAAATGTAATGTACTTAAATATTGTTGTGTTTGATAATACTTTGTGATTCCACCACTCGTGCGCATATCATATAAATCATTAAGATGTAACTGATATCTAACATCAAACATATTGATGCTTGAATCTTCATCATCTATTGGAAATATACGCTGTACGGTTGTGATTGCATCAGGAATTGGAATGTATCCATTTTCTGTATCACCTTTTGTGATTGTCTGTATTGTTGCTGATGCTGATCCACTTGTAATTGTTTCTGCTGCCTGAAAAGCTACAGTAGTATCTACAAGCGTGTTGTATCTTATTGTTGATCCATCAATCTCTTTTATATGCGCTTCTGCTCCAGATGTTCCGCCAGTAATTTTATCACCGACTTTAAAAGTGCCAGAAACACCTGTCAGCGCTAAAGCACTATTTGTTATCTTGTGTTTAAGATAATCTTTATAGATTGCATCTGAGTGATATTCTTGATAGAACTGAAAGGCCTCATCAGCTCTATCGTCAAGCTGTTCTTCATCAACATTGATTTCAATTACTGGATGACCTAGGTTTCTTAGGCAGTAATCAATCAATGTTTGTCTTGTTGTAGGTTTAGCCATGTTATCAGTCCTAGATAAGTTATTCTAAGACTATTTATAACTTTTTAGATTTTAGCAACTACTCAGGTTTAGTTGGCCAGGTAAAGCCTTCATCATTTACAGATGAGTAAGTTTTTGTAATGTCTCGCAACGCCTGACGATAATCTGTTTGAGCTTTAGTCATAGTTGCTGTATCTTGATACGCCCAATGGTCTGTATCTTTTAACAGCCTATTTCTTTGTTGCCTTAATTCTTGAAGTTTGCCAGCGGCAATTTGATCTGCTGTTGCTGCATCAGACGTAAATGTTTTTCCATCATATGTCCAACCAGGTTGGACTTGATCATTACAATCTACCCAAGTTAAAGACTCGTGCACCTCAAATTCTTTTTCTACAACTTGTACAACATTGTTATTTAATATTAATGCTTTCATTATGCGTACTCCTCTACTACTACAATACCGGGTTTACCTGCAGCACCGGGAGCTTGATTACCTCCGGTATGGCCACCGCCACCACCTCCAGACCCATAAGCTTGGCCGGGTTGGGCACTTGAGTAAGTTTGGTTTGAACGATTGTATCCAGCGCTGGCGACCGCACCGTGACCACCGCCTCCCCAAAAAGATGCGCCACCATCATTTGCGTGTCCGTCATCAGATGCGTCATGTGCAACACCTTGTGATCCTTGACCACCAGAAAGATTTATGTCACCGCCTGAACCTACACCAGAAACGCCACTTCTAGTCGATGATCCAGAATTCCAAGGAATACCTCTACCACCGCCAGTAGCAGAACAGTAAGACCCAAAAGAAGATGTTCCTGCATCTCCACCATCGCTATCCTGAGCACCACCGCCACCTGAACCTCCAATAGTTACAGTGACAGATGAAACAGAAGATACGTCGATAACTTCAATTGCTGTACCTCCGGCACCTCCACCGCCGCCGCCATTGTTAGCTCCACCACCGCCGGCACCACCGCCACCACCGCCAGTGACATACACTTTAACTTTATTGATACCAGCCGGCTTTGTCCAAGTACCACTTGAAGTAAATACTTGTTGTGATTGTAGTCCACCGCTTCCAAAGGCAAATCCATTTCCTGCGGTATTAATCTTAACTACTTGCCCAGCAGTACCTCCACTTCTTGAAAGTTTTCCAATTGGCAAAGTGTTGTCTGCTGCGTTATTAAAGTCTTCTCTCATAAGAGGAAAACCACCGGCCTGATAATTATTGTGAACCGTTAAGGTTTCTTTATCAGTATCTACGAAGAGTTCGCCTTCAGCACCGGTGACTGACGAAAGCGCAGATGTTGTTCCCCTTCTTACTTGTACGACTTTTGGCATTTATTAACTCCCGATAAATTCTATTAGTAGCGTATCTTTATCTGTAACAGATATTGACGCTGTTGATGCACTGTATAATCTAAACTGAAAATTATCATTAAATGATGCGGATTCAATCCAAGACACCGTTGAATGATAATTTGAATCTAATACATAATCAGAATTTGCTATGTGTGATCCATTCTTCCATACTTGCAGTGTGCAATCGGCTGAAGGTTTGATCTTAATTTCAAATTTAAAATATGAATTAGATACCTCTTTATTTATAGTAAAAAGACGATTAGAATCAGATAAAACTATATTTGGTATACCTACTTCAATTGCATTATCAAAAGAAAGTCGATTATTTTTTGATGCTGCTTGTGTTGTGCATTCTGTTAAAGTTTCATTGTTTGACCTGTAAAAACTATATTTTGTATTTACAAGATTATTTGGTAGATTTGACATATCTGCGCGTAACATAGGTATGCCACCACCTGTAGAACCATCATGTGCTACAAGTGCTTTGTCTGCATTCTGTGATATATCTCCGTCCGCACCAAATGCTGTTACTTGTGCTGGTCCCCAATCTTCTGATCCGGTGCCTGAATTCCAATCATATGTTCCACTATCAGAATTCCAATCTTCGGCCGGATCAAATGTTCCTGTTGGATGCGCAATAATCTTTCCGCTCGATGAATCAACACCTACTATTGACCAACCTCTTCCTGTATAATATTCGAGAACTGTACCAGTTGTTGGATCAGAACCCGTTATCTTTGAAGTGTTTAATCGAATATAACCTAATGATTCAGTAGGTGGATCAGTTACAGTAATGACATTTGCCATGCCTGTTTGACCATGTTGAATTACTACTTGATTATACGCATAGTCAGTTGGAATATCAAAAATAATTGTTCCAGGACTTGCACCAACAGAAGCTTTTTTAACGCCTTGCGTTCCTGTGATTCCTGTAGTGATTACTGCAAAATCATTTGCTTGACCTGCACTAGTTTTTTCTGTGTGTCTTATATAAAGACCATGACCTAATGTGTAATTTTTAAATGTATATTTTGATCCTCGAAAAAATGTAAGTGATGAAGTATCAGTCACGTTAGTTGCAGCCGTAGGTCTATTATAATTTGCTTCCCATGTCCATTGCCATGGATCACCTAGTGTAAAGCCAGGATCGCCAGAAACAGTATCATCATTTGTTACATGAAGATCAAAACTTACATCTTCTCTTCCTCCTACAACAACAGTAGGCCTTTCAGCAGTTGTACCTACCGGAAGTTTAAGTGCACCGGCATCAAGTTCTGATGCATCGCTATACCAGTCGCAGTGATGAAGTGCGACTACATTATTTCCTATTCCTGCTGCTCCTATTTTATCTAATGCCATACCCTTATCCTATTAAATAACAACCAAAATAATTATTGCTGTGACCGTTATGCATCGTACCACCAATCAAGTAATGCCTAATAGCATCATTTGCCTGCAAGTTTAGTGGTATAGAAATCACTGCTGACCCATGCTGGTTGTTCCCGCAAGATTCGTTGCCGGAAATTAAGTCTGAACCATTTATTTTTATAGTCATTTCTAGCCTAGCATTTGCTGTTCCCGCTGATGTCAATAATCCCGCAACAAAATGATATCGGCCAGCAACAGGCACCGTAAAAGTTCCAGTTGAACTATTGAAGTGATTACCAATGTTATGTTGAACAGTACCGCCTACAACATAATTTCCTGCAGAAACCGAAGGCTGATTGTATGCAAAAAATCCGGGTTGAGCAGGTTTAGTTATAACGCCATTTGTATCTTCGTGTACTAATTTGAGCCAAGCACCTCCATGAGCAAAATAGCCAGCACCTGTGCTATGAACATGGGCAAACATTCCATGATACGTTGAGGCACTAGGCAAATCTGCTACATTATTGTAAAGGTTTGAATATAAAATTTTTCCTGATGTTGTTACACTTGTGTTTGTAATTGTTGTCATATTTCTAACCTATTAAATAACTTTTCAGATTTTAACCTAATAATATGCCTGACCAATGACTTTCTGCCTTAAATTGTTTATTAGAGTCTGGGGTATATATATCAAATGTTACGTAATCATTAGCAGATAAATTCATTATCCACGAGCCACTTTCTGTATGATAAGTTGGGAAAACTTTAAAATCAGAAAAACTTTTTCCTCTGCTTCTATCCGTGTTTCTGTTACCATTTACTATTGGATAAGCATAAATCCAATTAGGCTGATTGGTATTTTCAAGTTGAAGCATCCAGTTAATAAGATATTTTCCTGCAACAGGTACGGTCCATCTGTAGTTTGATGTGTTATAATGACCACCTATGTTCCAACTAATTGTATTAAACTGTACTGTGTTCCATTGGTTGATGGGATATGCCTGATTACCGCTAGGATACGCATAAAAAGAAGGTTGATTTGGTTTTGTTACACGACCAGTTGAATCAATCATCATTTTAGAAGCTCCGTTATAACGGAAATCTAATTCATCATTCGTATTAGAAAAAAGACTTTGCACATCCCAATAGTTTGTATCTGCCTTTATTCTAATAAATGGATTGTTGCCAGCACCAGAAGTTTTTACCTCTAAGAAAGGATTGCCAGATGAATTAACAAAAATACTGCCAGTTGTTTCTAAACTTTGAGTAGGACTTGTAGTTCCGATACCAACTCTATTATTAGTTGCATCAACATGAAGAACACTAGTGTCAACGGTTAGCGATCCATCAGCTGCAAGTGTAATATTATTTGAACTTGCATTAGTATGCTTTAAATGTTCAAGTACGAGCGTAGACAATTAATTATTCTTTCTCTGCGATTGCGGCTTCTGCTTCTGCATTACGCTGAGCACCGGTTTTTACAACACCAAGTTCAAAAGCCTGAGCAACTTGTGCATCAACTCCAACTGCCATTGCAACTTCTTCCGCGTTACAGTGAGCAACTAAAGCCGCGATAATTTCTTCTTGTGCAATCCTTGCACGATTATGAAGAGCATTATCAGCCCAGTCTTGAACACTGGCTGCTGCATACTCAAGACACTTGTTTTGTGTGTCTGTAAGTTTTACAGTAATATCAACCATGTTTTTCTCCTTTCATTACTATTTATTTATTGCCCGTGACTCAAATAACAGAAATTACTTATTCTGTCAGATGTGCCTAAATTATGTTTATACTGTGTTATTTCAGCGCTGCTTCCGTTATTAACATATGTAAATCCATCAGCACCGTCATCAACGGCTTCTCCTGCATGCCATGACCATCTTCGAAGAGCTTGACAAAATTGAAATATAATTCCAGTTGATCCAGAACCACCTGTCCATGTTGTCCATACGCCTAATGTTGTTCCATTATTTCCTGTGCCTGAAGGCATGTTGATCGGGCTAGCTGCATGAACTGAGTCTGATGACATTACCCAAAGATAAAGATTATTTCCTAAGGGTCTTCTTTGCCATGTTTTTGTTTGTCCGCCGCCAGTTGTAGCGTTCCAACTTTCATAAGAACCAGCATCACTCGTATTTATTCCTGTAGTGAGAAGAGTTCCTGTAACGTTTGGTATAGTAACAGTTCTATCTGCCGTTGGATTAGTAACGGTCAATGTTGTTTCATGATCATCTGCAGACGAACCTTCAAATATTATACTGCTACCTAGTGTAAGATTATCACTTGCATCTTTTACTGGAAGTTTTGATAAATCAATAGTGTTTGTCCCTGCCGCTGAAGGAACTGTAAGATCAAAATAACCTGATGTATCTCCTGAAACTCTTATTGTACTCATACGACTACCCACCTTGCATTTGAACCAAGTGTCACTGTAACTCCTGATCCGAGTGTTACCGGTCCAGCACTCATTGCACTTCGGTTAGCACCTAAAGAATAACTTACCGAAAGTGTCTGTGCGTTTGTGTAGAATATATCTGACTGTGCACCAACATTACTGAATGATATTGTGCCACTTCCGTTTGTAACGAGAGCCTGACCACTTGTTCCGTCTGATAGATTTAGAGCGTCTATACCTACTGAGTTTGTTGCAAGCTTAGCCGTTGTTACCGCATCATCTTGAATGTCTGTTGTTGTAACTGCATTAGCTGCAATATCATCTGTAACAATTACGCCAGTTCCGATGTGATCTGTAGTGATTGCGTTATTTGCTATTGAAGCTGTATGTAATTGTCTTACTGCCATATCTTTATCCTAGTAAATGTCCTGAACACATTAGTGAAGATCCCGTTCCTGTAGAATCTCCGCCATATGCATCACCTTGTAATATTCTGAAAGTTATTGCATCATTAACTGATAATTGCATAAGGGCTTCTACTGAATTTCTTGTTCTAACAGAAGAACTTGGAAGAGAGTATGCAGTTTCAAATTTAGAACCATTTTTATAAATTGCTAATTCCAAAGGAGTTGAATTAAGAGATTGCTTGTGTCCATTAAAAAATATTCTATATATCCCCGCTATTGGCGCAGTGAAAGTAGTATTATCCCAAGATGAATGCGCAAGTTTTGTATTGTCAAATGTTATGTTGGTAGAAGAGCTATTTCCTGTTGTACCTGTATCAGTTTTCTTTCCCATAAAAGCAATGAGTTGCGGATATGTAACTCTTCCACTACTATCTATCGTCATTGCAGTATTTGCAGTAGTACTCTGAATTGTGCCGACTTTTAGTGTACTCACTGCGCAATCTCCCATATTGTCATATGCC